GTATTTTAACAATTGGTTCAAATGTCCAGCCACTGCCTCCGTCACCAATTTTAATTTCAACAATTTGTTGTCCAATATTATTCTTCCAATTTTGACGTGGATTAATATCTGTATCAAGATTTTGTTCAACGATAACACCATCTTGTATTCTTGCAACACTTGATTCAATACGCTTTGTTTCAGTGCTATATGCCGGACTTAAATCAAAATCTGTTGTTAACGAACTAGTATTATCAAGTACATCGTAATTACTTACAAATTCTCTTAGTTTAGTTTTATATGGTTTAAATTCTTCTACAAAATCTTGATAACTTTGTAAGTTATCGTTGTTAAACGTTATGTCATTTTGATTAAGTGTTCCTTTAATATGTTTGGCTTTTACAAAACTAGTTTTAAACAACCAATCTGCATTAGATTGTTCAGCCAATACATATCTTATTGTTGACATAAACAACTGGTTATATTCAACTTTTAAGCTACCTATAAAAATATTATCTCTAATAGCTTCTAAAATATTTCTTATTTCTGTAGAGGGATTAATATCATAAAAAGTATTATCAAATCGTCTATTGTCAAATCCAACAGAGTTTAGATTATAGTTATACAAGTTTTCTTTAAACTGTATTGTACCGTTTTGTCTACCTATAGTTTCATAATTAACCGTATAGTCTTCTGTATCTTCATTGGCAACTTTTCTTAATAATAACCAACCGCCTGATCCAACATTATTAATTTTAACAACATCATTAATGTTTACTTCTAATGGAAATAGTTGATACGATCCTTCAATGCTAGTTGTAATTGGAGTAAATTGATTAAATCCGTCTGCATACCAGTCAATATACTCCCAGTAAGCTGTTGTATCATAACTTTGTAGGGCTTTTCTATACCATGTATTAGTTGTGTTATTAAAAGAATACAGAGCCCATTTGCCATTAATTTCAATATCTGAAGTTACTAGTACAGTAAATGGTCTAACATTAATTGTTGTTTGATCATTATATTCAGATCCATCATCAATTACTTGTGCTTCAGTAACTTGCCCTAAATTATTAATTGTAACGTCAATAATTGCATCTTTGCCTGTGCCGTTAATTACAACTTTTGGTGCAGACTTATATCCACGACCCGGATTATCTATTCTAACTCTTGCAAGTCTACCGTTAACAATAATCGGTGTTAATTGTGCATTAAGTATTTTGTTAGTACTAATATACTCTAATTCATCTATGCTATCAACACTTAGATCCCATAGCTGTGAAACAGATGTAGGTATGTCATCTTTCTTTAACAAGTTTGTTAGATTATATTCGTCAGTAATTAAGTTTTGTTTTAACACTAAATTAATTCGTTCAATAGTTTGTTTTAATGCTTCTATTCTATTAACAAACATACTCTGACGCGGTCTTGATTGTATACCGTATCGCATACTTAATGGAATATTAGGATCTGGTATTGCTCTTTCTGCTATATCAAAACCAATCAAACTATCAAACCACTTACGTTCTAAATCTTGCTCTGGAACACTATCAGGTGAGCCGTCAGCAAACAACTTATATTGATTATGATAGTTTTGGGTAGGTTTATCAGTAGTATGATATTTAATTTGAAGTACACTATCAGTACCGTTGATTAAATCATCACAATTATTAAGAACAAATTTATCTTTTCCTAAGAAACTTATAAATTTATATCCATTGGTTCTAGGATTAGCAATTAACTCGGCAATACCAATAGTATTAATATTTCTGCCATTTGGAACAGTTCTTTTGTTAGTAACCCAGAAATAATATAATCTGCCAAATGTTTTACTTGTTTCGTCATATACAATTTTTGTTGAATACCTAGTGTTACCATATAACGAAGTACCACTTACACCATTAGTGTATCCTTCTGGAGTACCGGATAACTGGTCCCAAGTGTCTGGCAAATATACTGATTCAACCCATTCACAAATAAGTATTGTTGCACCGGGCGTTAGTTTATTCCAGTTATTTTTTTGAAAAGTAGTTGTACCTTGATAAGGATTAACAAATTTAGCTTTACTTAAATCCCACCAAACTTTTCCAATGTGTTTGTTTGTCCAACCTAAATCTGCATCAACAAGTGGATCGCTTGTTAATCCTGTATTATATAATGCAGGATCTGTAGGTAATTTATATGAAATTTCTTGATCTGCTGGTCCAGCAATTTTACCTTGTATAGGATCAATATAGTCTATATAAGAAATAATTCTATTTGAACGCTTATTATATATAAATGCTCCTGCAAATTGTTTAACATTTGTCGGCGTACTACCTTGACTTATTACATTCCAAGATTTTGTATTAGGAGGTTTTCTATAATCAATTAATATTCCTCGATGATCACGTCCGTCAACATATTGCTGAGGAACGCCAATATATGCATGATTGCCTACTGAATATACATTTTCTCCGAACATAGTTTGAGTTAGTGGATATACAAATTGTTCACCATATACTAATGTGTTGTTAATATTTTCGTAAACATAAACTATACCTTTATCCAGTTTTGTATTTCTAAAACTAGTAAAGTTTTTATCAAATGTAGTTGGAACATTATTTGTTATATCAAACGAAGTTGGGATTTTTTGATCGCCATTTAGACTTGAAATAAGTAAATCGTCTTGTCCAAAATCTATACTAAATCCAAACTTTTCACTTTCCTCGTTACTAGGCGGAGTAAGTGTTTGTGTCATCTCAAATACGCCAGCATTGTTTTGTGTCCAAATATAAACTTCACCTTGGTTAGTTTTAGCATTATCATTTAACGGAGAGCCAATTGCTAGTTGGGTTCCGTCTGGACTTAACGACACAGCTTTTGCCCAAGCTTCATCATTAAACACAATTCCGTTATTTTCAATGTTTGTATTTGGTGCTGAAATAACTTGTGAAACTACATACTTGTTATCAACTTCTCTATAAACAACTATTCTAGCATTTGTAGTACTATCTTGTCCATTTACTTTTGCTGTTACTACTAATACATTTGAATCGTCACTTACGTCAAAGTTTTCACTAAATTCTAATAATTCTTCTTGTGGATTAAATGTTTCTTCGCCATAAAAATTGTTTGCTGTAATATTTGGCAGATAGCCCAAGTAATCAATTTTAGTACTTACTAATATCCAAGAGTTATTTGTATCTGAAGGATTATTTGCTCCAATATCAATATTAGTTACTGCTTTCCACAAATTACTATTATAGGAAACAACATTACCTGTTCTGTAAGAATCTGTATTATCAAATTCTCCCATGAACTCAGTATCTTTTCCGTAGCGCCAGCTAATTTTGTTCCAGTATATAGAATTTAATACATCATTCATTGTTTCTGGTACATCTTTTATTGCAATATAAAAGTCATCTTTATAAAGGATAATATCACCTTTACTATATACTTGCCTTCTATAAACTCCGGCAAATGACTCTTGCGGTGACACACCGTGTCTAAATATTTCAATTGACCCGGGATTGCCGCTTTGACTTTTACTGCCTACTAACAACGTATAATAATTGCCTGATTGGACTAGTCTGACTTTGTTACCAAATTGTTTATTGTTTTTTCTATGTTCAGATACGAATAGATTTTGAAATCTATATCCTCCGTTATTTAATCTTCTATAAATTGCAACAGCGCCTTCGTTTGTTAAACTGTTAGTAGTTCCTTGATCCAGCGCAGGAATATTATAAACTTGTGTATAATCCTTGTTTAAGCTATAAGGAGAATTTGCTGCTCGTTCAATTCCTGATTCAAATATTTCAGTAAAAAATGCATATTCTTCATCAATAATTTCAGGATTGTCAACTATATCAAAATTACTAGTATGTTCAAATACTAGTAATTTTCCAACTAAACTAGTTTGTAATACAATATTATTGTTTGTATCATCTATTGTAGCAATAACGCGATCTGAATCTGTTTGTCCTCGAAGAAGTGTATTTGCTTTTCTTCTAATATCATATTTGCCAATGTTAGACTGTTCAACAAAATCTCCAGTTAACACTTTTACATATACTCGGACGTTGTTAAAGTTACGTTGTACAAAAACAACTTGTGCAGTACTTGTACTAATAGTTGTTAAAGCCAATCCGCCTTGGCCGTCTGCAGGCACTTGTACATCTTCAATTACATCACCAACTTGCGGTTGGAAGGCAAACCCATTAAAATCAAATTCACTAAGGGCCATGTCAATATAACCGTCCCATATATCAATAATAGTATGCTGTTTATTTAAAATATCGTAAGATAGTCCTGCGCCTTCAACGTCAATTACCCTATTGTCAAGTTGATATAGATCAAAATTAGGTGTTGCTCCAATACTAAGACTATCGGAATATTGTTTACCAACTCTTACTACCCATTTGTTACTAGGCTGATCTGCTTCAACACCGTCTTGTGCATCTGCCGGTGACGGATCTCCTCTATATGATAAGTGACTTAGAAAACTTACTCTATTTTTATTTGTTACATATACACCAATATCGCCCACTGTAGCTTGTACATTATAATATAAATTAGTGTCACGTACAGAATTTTGTTTCTTAATATCAGCATACACTAATCCTCTACCTACATCGTAATACCGAGAATTATTGTTATATGGCGGAGTTGCAATTTTCCAATAGCCTGCAACTGATGATGATATAGAATATGTATCTTCTTCAGTATAAAATCCTACAAAGTCTGTATCATTAATGTATAATTCGCCACCAATATCAAAAATACCATTTGAATTTTTAAGGTATATTACTGCACTGTCGGATTTAAATGCAACGTAATCTACTTCAGCACTACCTGTATCTGTAGTTATTCTTTGTCCAACTGCGGGCAATGTCACAAATGTATCAACATACATAATATGATCAATTTTTTCTAAAATAGCATGTTCTGCTGTAATAAATCCTATACTAAGTTCTGGTATTTCTCCGTCAAACGGGATATAATTATCTGTTGTAGGGTATGTGAAGCTACGTTGATTCCAAAATAGATTAATATTATCACCAATTGCAGTACCTAAGTACATGTCTTTTGGAGCACGTATTAACATATGATCTGTATTAGGATAATTTGGTAATCCGGGATTACCTGCAACTAGTAAATTTAGTGTAGTACTGTCAGCATCAGCAGCATTTGCTAAATTAGTGTAAGAATCAAATGTTGAAAACGGTTGGGCGCCAATTTGTGGTAAAATTTCTCTATTAGCTTTCCATAAACTTTCTCGGTAACGTACTATATCTCCTTTAACGTATGTAGCATCTGTTTGATAATCAAATGTTAATTCTCCATCTCCATTAGTTTTATATGCTAACTTAGTTTTAACATTACTGGCTTTTGGAATACCAACTGCCAAGTATTCTCCGTCTGGTGAAACATCAATACTTTTACCAAAGTCGCTATTAGTTGGTGTGAACATTTGCGTTTCGTCAATAGTTATTTTTTGTGCAAAATTTAAATTTGCTACATCTCTTGATCTTTTATAAACAGATATTTCTCCGTTGCCGGCACCTGGTGCTGAGATAAACAAATTATTATTATTTTTAGTTACAGCAATACTATCAGTAAATCCTTGATCAGTACTATCATAGTCTGCAGGATTTTCTAAAGTTTCTTGCATACTATAAACTGGATTATTTTGTAGTACTGCCCAATCATCTTGGTACTTGTCAACCCACACTTTTTGATTTTTAACTATATCTTGTCCAATTTTTTCGCTAATCTCTGGAACTGAAGCAACCCTGCTGTTACTAAGATTAACTATAAGATAAGGGCCTTCTCCAGAAAATGCTGTAATATCGTTGTTAAGTGGGGTTTCGACTACAATTTTGTTAAAGCTTCTTTCTCTAATTCTGTATAATCCCAGTAACCCATGCTCACCGGCAGCCTTAAATCCAATATAATTATCTACCTCGTAAATATCGTCTATCCATTTATCAGTAGTAACTTCTAAAAATGTAAAATTAGCTGCTGGTGTCTTATTAGTAATCGTAATTACTTTACTTAACTCTGTTATATGTACGTTCTTTGATCTTAGTTGTGCAACTCCCCAGGAGTTATTAACTGTGTTTGTAACCCATATTGTTTGACCTAATCCAATTTGATTTATATTTACATTGTATAGTGTAGTAACATCTCCTGCAACAAAATCAACATCTTCTTCGCTTACATAACCAGCTGTTTTAACAAATTCTTCACTTAATACTTTAATTGGAAATGGTTCGCTTGCATAATCTACAGGTTTACTATACACTTCGTTTGGCAATATCCTATATATATTGTTTAGGTTACTGCTAGGCAATGTGTTAACAAGCTCAAATGCCTGTGGAGATTCTTGCATTTTTTTATCATCAAGTTGGAATTCAATTTGTTGAATATCTTCAATAGCGCCAAATCTACCAGACTGTATTGCCCATTCTTCGTACAATTCTAATGTATCTGTTGTATTACCCAATGCACTAAACAGTTTAGTAAACACGTTCATTGTGCCTTTGTCTGCTATTGCACCTCTATAAAATTTATACTGACTTACATCGTCATTAATAATATTAGCAAGATATTGTCGTTTTTGAAAACCAATTAAATGCTGAGCCATTCGTTGTTGTTCGCTATCAAAATTATCAGTATCTAAATCATAAAAATCTGCAAATTGGTTGATTTTATAATCAAAGTTTGGTACTAATTCTGACTCTGGTTTTTCATTTAATTTATACCAAAAGTTAGAATTAAATGTTTCAGTACCAATAACATTTCGTAGTGCTACGTAGTAGTACTGTTTATATTTTACAAGATCTCCAATTCTATAATCTTTCCATTGTACCCAGTCGCCATAAGTTGCATCATCATAAACAAATCCAGGAATGTTTAATCCGCCGTTCCAGTTATCTGATCTATATCCGTTAACACGGATTCTTTCTTGTCTATAACCAGTACTTGGATTATATATTAAATCGTTGAATATTGTTTTATTATCAAGTAATACAACATGTTCTTTTTGTATTACTGGCAATGACGCATGATATAACCCGTCATCAGTACCTTGTATTGAAATACCAAATGAGTTTTTGTCTCTTATTAAACTACTAAAGGACGAGTCCAAAAAGTCTCCAGATGCTTTGAGTAAACTATACCCATAAAACTCATCTGTTAGACTATCAATTATGCCATAATCTAGTTTAGCTCGCAACTGATTAGCTGATGGACTTATTGCTAGTAATGCGCCAGGAGCCCAACCCTGTGTAGTCCAATACATAAACTCTTTAGCTGACTGCCTCCAATCTTCAACAACATTAGCTTCTTTGTCAAATTTATTAAATTCAAATCCTAAATCTGTTTGTCTTTGTGCGTATCCTAATATAAAGTCAACAGTTTCTTGTACTGTATTAAATCTTGCTCCGTATTGTAATATTGAAACTTCTGTTGCAAAATTCTTTTTAAATTTTGCTGTTCTGCCGCCGGTAGTTGGTAATTTTGGAAGTTTTACTGTGTTATTATCAAATAGTTTTTGGCCTTCTTCACCGGCAGTAGACTTAAAATCATTTGTAACCTTAAAGAAACTATTAGTAGCAGATATTATCTCGCCAGTGTAATATTGGGTGTTGTTAGCATACAACGAAGCCTTTTCGCTTTTTCCGCCTACAGTAACTTCTATAAAGGCAGCGCCATTAATTGTTTTGTAATATTCAAAATAAGGTTGTTGCAAACTATATCCACTGAGTACATACCCGTTTGTAACTTTTTCTACTAATATACCACTGTATGTTAACAATGTCTTTGGACTACTAGTATTCAAAAATACTTTGTAATTTTCCTGTGGCACAAATATGCCGTCACGGGAAAGAGATTGTGTTGGAGATCTGCTGTCTAAAATTAAATTAAAGTTTTCTTTGCTCGTAAATCCTGAAATTTTGATACCAATTTGATTTGTTAAATTTTTCAAATTAGTTTTATAGTCATTGTAAACTGTTAACACATCACTAGCAACTAAATTGTAAATGTAGTTTACAAATCCAGATGTCATAACTCGTGTAGTGGAACTAGTAGTATTAGGTAATACAAGATCTTTTAAAACTATCTGTTTGTTAGTTTCTGTATATGTCCATTGCCCGCTTAAATTTGTTTTTATTCTCGATACATCAAACCCAAGACCCATGGTTTTGGCTGGCTGGTTTACTAACATTGCTATCATAACAGCAAAGGGATATTCTGAACTATTGCGCCATGCATTTTCGATAGGTGCAAAATCACCAAATTTAAAATTTCTTGTTGCACGATTTAATATAAAATCATTTGCGTATCCTGATGCTAATGGAGATACTAATTTTCCTTGTGAATCAACTGGCAAATGTGTAGTTATGCCTGGCCTAGCATAATTTAGATCAAATGTAACATTAGAAGGATCTGCAATTTTTCCTTCTTCAATATTTTTCCAAAGTACTAAATTATCACTAGTATACGGAGAAGGTCCATACACTGTGTTCCACCAAGTTGGCTTTAATCTAAATCCCTGTATTTCCCAAGGATGACTATGCGGACGATCTGTATCATATGCATGTTGATAAACCCCTCTCCAAAATCCGGGATTTATATTTCCGTTTGGAGATAGTGTATCTGCATAATTAAAAGTCCAATCGTTATTCCTATTATAAAACGTGTTATTAGTATAATTTTGATTATTTAGATTTGATTGTATCCATTGTTGAAAATCTGGTAGTAATGTTTTATCTATTTCTTGTTTTGTAAAATCAGTCGTTTTGAATTCGCCGCCAATAAACTGATCTATATCTAGTCTTGAATTAGAATAGTCAACTTTAATATTGTTGAAAATGCGTTTTTCTAATTCGATTAATAAATTATCTCTAAAATCTTTATATGCCTTTATACGACTACCATCGTGCCCTATAATAAATGCAACTCCGTAATAGTATTCAGTTACTTCAACATCGTCATTGCCAGCTATTACTGCTGTATCATTTGTATTAGGAATATAAAATAATTTATTCAATCCTTCAAATGTTATAGTCTTAGCAGTAGAATCTGTAGATGCTTCTTTTGCAGCCGCCCTAGACGTATATAACGGATATGTCCAACCTACAAGTCCTTGATCAATGCCTAAAATAGACTTAGTACTAGTTTCAATTTGTCCATAAACTTTAAATGGTCCGGTAGAATCATCAACAGGTACTGTGGGCTGTACAGTATCATCAATTGTTAACATTGGATTATACTTAGGATATAAACCTAACTTAGTAGGTGTTGGTGAAATAAATGACCCATCAGATGACTCATATTCATAAATTTCAATAATATCATTTTCTAACTGTCCTGCATCAATAGTTATGTAGCCAGCATTATCAAAGTTATAATCTTTGTTATATGTTATTTGAGTACCATTAAGATAAACTAATAAACCTTTTGGGGTTAAATCTTTTAGTGTAAAAGTTTCAGTTAACGGGTAGTCTAGTGTTCTACGATCTAATACCGCATATTCAATCCTGTTAAAAGAACCATAAGGTATCATATCAGAGAAATAAAACGGTTGTGATTTTATTTTATCTTTGTTTAATTCAGCTAATATTAAATCTACATGAGTTTTTGTTGCTCCGTCATAGCCTAAATTTGTAGCAGTATCGATAAAGGTTCTTTTAAAACGTGCATATTCATTTTTAGCATATTTCAATGCTTTGATAATATTATATTCTTTGTTTGTTATATGATATAAAGGAAGATTAATTGGGCCACTATGCTTCACAAAGCGTTTGCCGAATTGATCCAAATCTCCAAGGTCACGTAGATTATTTGCACCTAAGAACTTACCAGTAAAGTTTGGTAAATCTTCTAACATACTATCTACATGATCAATTACTTCGCCTAAAGTAAATTGCACAATGTCATCATTTAATGGATTGCGTTCCAAGTTGTAGGGAAATTCATAATATCCGTTTTGATTTTTTATTGTTTTAGTATCAGTTTTTACCTTAATAACATCGCCTACATTTAAATCGTTAACGAATTGTATTTGTACAACAGGATCTGTTTTATTGATATTATAATCTGTAGTTAATAATTGTATTTTATTGTTTACAAATACTACTACTTTTAAATCAGTAATTTTAAATGGATTGTCATATACATCAATATTAAAATTATTTTTTTGTGTATCAGTTGCTGCATATTCTCTAACAACAAATTGTTTTGATTTTTGCGGAGTATTACTAAAACCGTTAGCATAACTAAAAGTTGTTAAATTTTTATACTTCTTTAAATACCCAGAGCTGATTGCACTAGTTTGCACTGTGTTTTCTACTTCGTATTCGAATGTATCACTTAATAAATTAAAACTAAACAATATATCGCCGGAATTGTCAATATTTCTATAAGATAATGGAAATCCTAATTCAGTATCAGATGTTCCTTCACCTTCTAAGTATGAAAATAGTTTAGTTCCTTGAAAATTTGTTTGCGGATAATATGTTGTAGACGAAAAACTATTACCATTAGCATCGCATACTTCAAAAAGTGGCTGCTGGTTTGTTTTTGTTTTTCCTTGTGCCTTTACCCATGTATTATTGTGATAGTGATAGCTTTTACCTGCATTTACTTGACCTTGTGTAATTAAAATAGTTTCAAGATCTAACGGTGTAGTATCTGCTGTTTCAATTAACGAAATCTGTCTATCGTTTCCAATTCTAACAAATTTTACTTGAAATATTTTTCCATTAACAAGCACATCTGTATCAGCAGTAAATAAAATTCTCATTCCGTCAGCTAAATCAACGCCGTCTATATTGTATCCAAGTTGACCTTCTATCATACTAAATGCATCTGTAGTATACGTATCAATTAAATCTACATCTTGTTTAGCATATGCACCAAAATTGTTTAATTTTAGTCCGGCTTCAAATTCAATAATAGGACGAGAGGCTCTTTTAGATTCATCTAAATTTTCTGCTAACTTGTTAAAACTAAAACTTTTTAAAATTACATCTCTATGATGCCAACAATTATATCTGCTCCATGCATTTCTATCTGGACTAGCTCTATTAATGACAATATAATCTTTTTGTGAAGCATAATTGCCTGCATTTGAAAAAGGTAAACTATCAAATTTTTCAGAGTCAAAAGGAACAACTTTGTTTTCACTATAAACAGCCGGAATAATTAAGTCTTGATCTTTAACTAATTTAATTTTGTCGCCAACACCTTCTACATACCAATTATTTTCTTTGTATACACTATTATCAGTGTCACCTTGAAATCTAATTTGCATTCCATTTGATAACTCAACACCGTTAGCACTTTTATAGTATTTTTTACCGAGAATTTCATCAGTAACATTTAAAAAGCTATTTTCTTCGATATCATAAATTTTAATTAATCCACTAGTATCGATTTCATTTTTACTAATATAATATAATCTTTCAGGAGAATTTGCAGGAATAGTAAACTCTATAGTTCCTTTTTCAATATAAGCAACTGCTACTTCTTCGCCTTCTTCGCCTAACTTACGAATCCCATCTGGGTATAATGTTGAAACATTATCATCATCTTCAAACGTTACAGATCCGCTGCTTGGTAATACTAAAAAATCACCTTGGTCGTATTCATTACCGTATAATGCAGCATCAAATAAACCTTCGTTTCTAATACCTTCTGTACCAGCTGTTAATATTGAGCTACCAGGAGTAAATGTTCTTGAGATCGAAAATGCAATAGGGTGTCCAGGAGTATCAATTTCAAAACGATATGTTTGTCCTCGATATAATTTAAGTGTTGGATTTCTTGTTAATCCGTCATTAAATACATAAGCGACATTATCGCCTTGATCTTCGGTTGTAACAGTATATGTACTAACAACTTCTCTACTTTGTCCTCTTACAGGAATACTAATAGGACCATTTGGCATCCAATAATATTCACGGAAATTTACAAATTTATCCCAATCAATATTTGGGTTCCATCCATATGTTTCTTGTGTGTTCAAACGACTATGGTTTTGTGTGTTGCCGCCAAAGACACCAAGTTGGCCAATATAATCATTATAATCTTTATAAAATTCTACATTGTCGTAATTATCTTTAATAACAGCTGCTGGTTCTAATTGATAATTTTTCCTTTCGCTACTAACATCGTCCATATAATTGTCAGTAGGCTTAAATGCTTTAGCAGTTGTTCTACCAAAATAGCCATTTATTTTTTCTGCAACACCCGGTTGTATTAACTGATCTAGTGTTGCCTGTAAGAACTTTTTGTTAGCTGCTGTTCTAAAGAAAGAAGGTAAAAAATCACTTGCTGTAATGTTTTTATCTTGTCCCGGCACCGGAAGTGGAGACGCATTTTGATCATCATTGTATGCCATTAGTAACTATATCCTCCGCCGCTACTACTACCGCTGCTCGAGCTACCGCTGCCTGAGCTACTACTTGAGCTACTACTTGAGCTACTACTTGAGCTACTACTTGAGCTACTACTTGAGCTACTGTTATTGCTAATTGAATTGCTTGATACAATTCCTGTTGTTACTGGGTTTGGAACAGAACTAATTACATTTCCTGATGCTTGTATTTGTGTTGCTGTAATTTCATCTATGGTTTCAATATCACTTACTGTTGCTGCACTTGTAAATATTTCGTCTGCTTCACTTTTTATTTCAAAAAGACTACCAAATGTTTGCGTAGTTTGTCGAGGAACTATTAAAAAACTAACTAATCTTGGAGATAGTTTGTTCATAATATATGCACTAAGTTCTTGGAAATAAAATGTTTCTCCAAAGTCCCAATTTTCAATATCAAAAAATTTGTTTATTTCGTCAATAATATCTGCTTTTAGTTCGTTGTCATTAATAACTAAGTTTTTATTTCTAACTATTTTAAATTTAACTTGTAAATCTGCTGGAGCCTTTGGCCCAAACAATATTTTATAACGTACAGGATGATAAATGATATCATCACTTATACTTTTAACTTTAGCAATTTCGCCGCCGTAATTCCTAAGTAATTGGTCATTGCTCGGCGGTCTAGGTTCAACTAGTAATTGTCCTGCAATATATTGTTTTAGTTCTCTATCATATGTTTTAGTTAATAGATAAGTGTCAATAATATTACTCGAACTTGGATCAATTCTGTAATTACTATCTGCAACATGTATATAATGAAATTTTAAATTTGAACGGCCAAAGAATGCTTTGTAATCGGTATTAATTTCAGTATTATTTAAAGTTTTATTTAATTTTCTAAATATTTGCTCATCTTGTAAATAGAATATTTGTCCCTCTAGTCGGGCGCTATACGGAGCTATTGCTGACTCGTTCTGGACAATGATTATTTCATTATTTAAATTATTAAAAAATTTAAAATCTTGTACACCATCCGACGTAGTATATATTTTTTGAAATACAACCTTTTCAGTGATTGGGACTGACGTATCAGATTCTCCGACTATTTGTTCAAATATATCTGGATCATCAAATACTCCGTCGTCATCTAGATCAATAAATTGTATTTGTATTTTACGACTATCTAAATAACCCTCAGCATCTTTATACTGATCTGTAATTGTCCAAGAAAAGTCTCTTGTAAACGGAGTTAATTCTCCGGGCTTACGGTTAATATTTAAAATATCAATTTTATCACGAATAACTTCTCCTATAGCAGGATCATAAATTTTATCTGCTCCATCAAAAAAGAAACGTATTTCATTTTCGCTTTCCATTACATAACGCATTTGTCTATAAGTAATAGTATATTTTTGTCCGTCTGTTTTAAAATACATCATCCAACTAGCATCAAGATTTTCGCCAGAAGTGTCGCCGGCTTTACCTATTGCAAAATCATTAATTGTGTTAACATCTTCTGCTAATACAATTTTCCATTGGCGATCATAATTATCATATCGTAAAGCAAAGTTTCTAAATTCAAATGCTTGATCAATAAGTTGTGTCTTAATATCGTTAATTAATGCTTGAGAATATTTTGGTATAATTTGTTCAATTAATGCACCTGTTGGAATAAAGTCATTTAGCGCAATACTTGCTCTGCTATAATCATTTGAGTCTGCATCTATTGACAACGATGTTCCGTCACCGTCTACTGATAACACCTTAACCCACTTGTACATAGTTTTTCCAAAATGATCAGCGCCGGTATCGTCCATTAATGTACCATCTGCCATAAAATGTTTACCTAAAGGTGGTACAAATTTTATTACTGTTCCTGGTTCTATTAATCTTAGACTATTAGCAGTAAATTCTCCTACAGGATATGGCGTTGAGCTTGTGTCTTGAAAAATACCAGTGTAATTGTTAGTTTGTGAAGTTTTAGCATTCCAAGAAGCATTTAAGTCACTAACAATAATTTTTGGATACTTTGACAAGTAAAAGTTTTTACTATTTGAATACTTTATTATCTCTTCAATAGTATTATAAATTGCACCTTCGATATCTGTTTGGGTTGCAAAGGTAAAAGATTGTTTTTCTTGATATTCTTCTTTGTAAATAATACCATCATCTACAAATAAACTAGTATTTGAGTATTTTCCACTTGCATCTTTTAAGTCAAAATACCTACTTATGCCACTAGATATTCTGTTAGTACTTTTAGTTTTAATAATTTCCTGACTTACTGCAAGTGGACCAATGTTGTAATCTTCGCCTGTAATTAGTCTATCCTGTGTATAATATGTTGCAGGAGCATTTGCTTTAATTTCTTCGTTCGATTCGGTAGCAGTACCGTTGCTAACTGTATATGTTAGTTTTAAACCAATTGTTAATGTTTCTTTAGTACCTTTTTTAGTTTGGTAAGGTATTTCTATTTGAATTGTGCCAAGACTTGCAGGTGTTATTACAGCTCTTAGTCCTGAGCTTGTTCTATAATAAACTTTAAAGTCTCCTGATGGTAAGTTTCCAAACACACCGTCACTAAAGACTAAATTGATTCTGTCGCCGATCCTAGTAGTTACTGCAAAAACATCTTTTGTTTTATTGAATAAACTATTATATACAACATTATTGCCTTCAACAGAGTCTATTTTAGTCCATGCTTGATTTTCAAATCCTGATGAATTTAAACCAAATAACCAAACATCACTATTATTAATATTTTCTGCATCAATAGCAATTGATTGATTAGGTGTTGGATTACTAACATTAAATTTTCCGGCGTCTAATCTTCCTTGAACAAACGACATAAAGAAACCTGTATTAGCACTGCCTGCGCCTTGGCCGTCATCTCTAAATAACATTGACGGACTATTGCCGGGAAGCGGTGCTTCTTCAATAATATTTTCTCCTACAATATCACTACTTACAACTTCAAAACGTGTGTTTACCCCTTCAATTCTTTTGGTAAACGGGTATATTGCAGATGCTGTTGATGTTCCGTTAAATTTATATTTTTGTGTTACTACTCCAGCAATAGTTTCAGTTTTTAGTGGATTTCCAATTGCATTTTGTAATGGTAATGCAGAATTTAAGATTTTTAAAAATTGCTCAAAGTAATTTGAGTTAGTTTGATCATTCCACTTAACAGTAATACCTGCTAGATTTAATCTATTACTATCTAGTACATTTTCTGTGGTTTTAATTGTGTTAATTTTTAATAATCCGCTTGCTGCTTGATTACGTTTTGGATTATATGAAAGCATACGTGCAAGACGTAGTATACTTTCTCTACGTTCTGCTGTTTCAAGGAAGTTTTCACGAGCATTTAAATCAATGCGGAATGATAAGTTTTGCCCAAGGAAAGCAATCATATCAATCAGTGCAAGGTATTCACTTGACTCGATATAGTCGTTAAAATCTTCTGGATAATTTTGGCGCAGGTAATTAATCATTGTGCGACGAAGATTATCAAAGTCATAGCTTTGGAAATCAGCGTTACGGTATGATTGATAAATTCTTTTCCAGTCTTCAGCTACTAGTAGCCTTGACTGCCTATCAGTTGCAGACATGTACGTTTCCTTGTTTACTAATGATATTTATCTGAATGAAAAAAGTGCGTATATTATTTTAGCTTAATAATCCATTCTCTTTATCAAACTTAAAACGTAACTGATCCTGTATTTTATACGGTAAAAACGTAAGTGTTATATCAACTTGAATACCTTGATCAAATGTATCTACTAGAATTTTATCTATCTTTGTTCTTGGGTCATAGTTTACTATTCGTGTTACATCGTTAACTACTGCTTCTTGCACTTCTCTAGTAAATGGTTCAAATAAAATATCCCATATAATTGTTCCAAATGTTGGGTCACTCAACTTTTCTGTTTGACGAATATGAAAATGATTTATTAAATCTTGTTTAATTAAATCGTAGTCGTATAAACCAAAGTTTTTTGGATTATTAGAAGTAGTAGAAAATCCTCGATAAGATCTACCGTCTGCAGACTTTTTTAAGTTAGGTTGAACTACTACACGTTTATATAAGTTTTTTTCTAATTGGCTCATATTGTATTTACCCTATTATTGTGGGCCAATTGGCGGTGTTGTTGAAAGATTATCGCCTGGCGATAATGTTGGTGACCCTATTGCTTCTACTTCGTCTTGTAGACTCTTAAATGCATCTGCCATTTCGTTGCGGAATCTGTTTACAACGGACTTTCTTACTCCAGAATTACTTTTTCCAAAATATTTCATTCCGTTTCCTGCGGCTCTTTCTAAGTATACTGCTTTGATTATACCTCTATCTGACGGATTCTCTGCTCCTGTATTTCTAATTGCTCTTTCAAATATTCTTTGACAGCCGCCTTCGCCGTGTTGTATTGCTGTAGACCACACAACATCCATTAATGTTTTAGATCTTTTTATTACATCAACTCCAGTTGCACGTTTTATACGTTTAGCAGATGGTTGAAAATATAATTCAACCCCAAATGCATGTTGGGCTTCGACATTGGCACTATCGGCCATAATTGCTACCCAACCTTGTTTAAATGTATCACTGCCTGCTCGTGCTGCGTTTTCGCCGCCTATAGTCATTAGTGATTTTCCTAGGTCACTAAAACTGCCTGCTTGACAGAATTTAATAAAGTTGCCCATAGCACCTGTTGCTGAAGCTATTTGATATGTACCATAACTCCATCCGCCGGTTCTGTCGTACCCAATTGCGGCTGGTTCGTCTTTTGATTCGTATTTGCTGCTTAGTTTACCTAATCCTGAAAATCCGTCATAATCATAAACGCCAGTAAAGTCTGGACTTTCGGCATAATCATCACTACCGACAAACCCTATAGGCTCTCCATCAACATTTGTTGATAATGCATTTGCTGTAACTCCTGTAGTTATTTGTCCTCCTGAGCCTGCAACATATGCACTTGATTTTCTTCCTCCAATATTTTTAAAGAATGTGTCAGGTGTTAAAATCCTATTAGCAGAAGGTAATCCTCCTGGTGATTCCCTATCAGTTTCTGATTTTTTAAATGATAAAGGATCCATGTTTTCGTGATGCGGCCAAGGTTCGTGTTGTGGAGATCTTGCTAATATACTTTCATATTCTTCAATTACGCCGCCGGGCTTAATTCTAGGTAATGCAACTGTTCCTAAAACAACAACTTCTGAAGCGGGATTTGCTTTTGCTGCATTAGGACCATTCATATGAATATATGTTGCAGTTTCTCTATGTTCTTTGACGCTATTAATATGCGTATAGGCTCCTGCAGATAGTCTATTATCTTGATCCGTTTTAAGATGTAAGTTACTACCTGTTTCGATATACTGCTCTTCTTTAACTTTGATGTTGTGGTTTTTGCCAACAGTAACTTTACTGTCAGCGCCAACATGTAAATTATAATTATATGCTGATTCTATTTGCACTCTGCCATTATCAAAACTATTTTTAT